CCAACGCGGCCGCTAACCTCAACGAGGCAGACGGCAGCCTTGTGGCCGCTGCGGCAGAGTGGGGCCTTGGCTTTGGGGTGTTCAACCTGCCGCCCCTGCGCATCAGCAAGGACCGCGTGCAGATCAACCCCGTGGCGGGCCGCGATGGCAAGACGATCCACCATTACGTGCTGGCGGACAGGCTCACCGTGGCGGGCATCGGCTACGATACGGACGGCGATGTGACCGAAATCAAGCTGCGCAAGGCGTCCGATGGGAGCGTGATCACATGGCAAGCAAACTGATCGCCCACCTGGCCGCGTGGTACATCCCGACCGGGCGCACAGACCTGGATGGCATGGAGGGTCTGACCGTGGACTGCGGCTACCTGCTGGAGGCCCAGCGGATGCACACCGAGCTGGAAGCCCGCGCCCGCGGCAAGCCCCTGATGGTAGAAATCGAGATCAAGCCGGTGCGGGACAAGCGGACGCTGGACCAGAACAGACTGATGTGGGCCTTGCTGAACAAGCTGGCCCTGGCAATGAACGGCGGCACCCCGGGCGGGGTGACTGCCGAACAGTGCTATCTGGACCTTTTGGCGGAGTTCGGCGTGGAGAGGGAGATCTTCGAGATGCCGCTGCGCGCCCTGCCGCAGTTCAAGCGCGCCTACCGCGTGACGCATATCATCGAGCACCTGCCCGGCGGGCGGTGTCGGGTGGCCGCTGCACCGGGGACATCCTGCTACACCACCCAGCAGATGCACGACTTCATTGAGAGGATCTTTGACCAGTTGAGCTTGCTGGGCGTGGACGACGCCGAGACAACCGAGCAGTACCGGGACTGGAGGCGTGCCGATGGCTAAGAGTATTTTGCAGAAGGATAAAGAGTGCTATCTCTGCCGACGGTTCTACAACCTGCGCACCACGCGCGGCCTGGAGGAGCATCACATCCTGTTTGGACGCGGACGGCGCGAGTTGTCTGAGCGGTACGGCCTCAAGGTCTGGCTGTGTCATAACCACCACAACGAGCCGCACATGGGCGTGCATTTTGACCCGGCGGCCCGGCGGGTGTTGGAACAGGCAGCACAATTTGCTTTTGATGAACTCCACGGCCCCGGCAGCTTCGCCGAGGTGTTTGGAGAAGAAATTTAGGAGGATACTTATGCCCCAGATCGTAAACAAAAAGAGCGTGCTGGAGATGGCGATGGGCGCGATTGCCGAGATTACAGACTATGAGGTAGAGCGGGTCGTGGCGAACATCATGGACCCCAACACCAACGCCACGGCCAAGCGCAAGATCACCATCACGCTGACGTTCGCGCCGGATGACTACCGCCAGCAGATCGGCATGGATGCGCAGGCAAAGACCACCCTCGCGCCGATCCAGCCGGTGCGCACGTCCCTGTGCATTACCAAGGCGCGGGACGGCAGCCTGCTGCTGGCCGAGATGACGCCGCAGGTCCCCGGACAGGTGGACATGGACGGCGATGAGACACCGATGCCCGCCATGGCCCGCGTGGGCCGGGCCGGGTATTAACATACAGAAAGGACAAAGACAATGGAAAACAGCTTTTTAAAAGACGCTATTAACCGCATTGTGGAGCTGGCGACCCCCTTCACCCTGGAAACGCGCAACGGGCATCAGTTCTGCTCCGCCGATCTGCGCGAGGTCAAGCCGGAGGTTGAACTCCCGGCGCGGTACTCGGTGGATACGCTGGAGGCGCTGGTCAAGCTGATCCGCACCGAGGGCATCGACCACTCTCCCCGGCTGTATGTGCGTGTGGACAGCGCCCGGCGGGTCATGGTGGATACTACATACACGCACAAAGAATACGCAGAGTTCAGCCGCCTGCCGCTGTATGAGGCCGTGAGCGATGTGCCGAGCATTTCTGTCAACCAATATATGAGTCAGGAACACGCCGTTATCGAACTGCAAAGCCTGTACGCCGTCACCGAGGACCGTGACTACCTGCTGGCGCTGCTGAGCCGCATTGACGTCAATCAGGGCGTGTCCAGTGTGGACAACGGGATCAGCCAAGAGGTCAGCGTCCGCACCGGCGCGGTGCTGAAGGAGCAGCAGACGGTGCAGCCCATCGTCCACCTGCAGCCCTACCGCACTTTCCTTGAGGTCGAACAGCCTGCCAGCGACTTCTTGCTGCGCCTTGACAAAGAGGGCCACCCGGCACTGTACGAGGCCGACGGCGGTGCATGGAAGCTGGAGGCCAAGCGCAACATCGCCGCCTATCTGGGCGAGCAGCTGGCCGATCTGGTGGAGTGCGGCAGTGTAGTGGTGATGATCTGATGCTGAATGTTTGTGCATTGCAGGGCCGCCTGGCCCGGGACCCGGAGCTGCGGCAGACCAACACGGGCAAGCAGGTGGCGACGTTCACCCTGGCCGTTGACCGCGGGCGCAGGGACGCAAACGGGCAGAGTCAGGCGGACTGGATACCCGTCATCGCGTGGGAGCGCGCTGCCGAGTTCGCCTATAAATGGCTCACTAAGGGCCAGATGGTAGCGGTGGACGGACGGCTGCAGAGCCGCACCTACACAGCCAGGGACGGCACCAACCGCACCGTGCTGGAGGTTGTTGCCGCTAACATCAACTTCTGCGGCAGCAAGGCGGACAATGCAGGGACTCTTTCAGCTCCCACTGAGGGGCCCAGAGTGAGCGCGCCTGCACCGGAGTACAGCCGCGGGCCGGGTGACGACTTCGCCATGATCGAGGATGAGGGCGACCTGCCCTTTTAAACGTTGAAAAATTGAAAAATGACCTTACAGGGATGCGCCGGAAAGAGCGCGGCGCACCCCTGTATTAAGGTCAGCCATTTTTAGAAAGGCCAAGCTATGGAAAAACCCGGATTTTACGCTATTCTCCCCTCCCCGGTACGGTACGACAGGCGGCTCAGTGCGTCTGAGAAGGTTTTCTTTGCAGAGATCACCGCCCTGTCCGACCAGTGCGGGTACTGCTACGCCGGCAACGGCTATTTCAGCGAGCTGTACGACACGAGTGACCGCACCGTGCAGCGCTGGGTGAAGCACCTGCAGGAGCTGGGCTATGTGGCCGTGACCAATGTCCGGGACGGTGCCGCAATGCAGCGGCGCATCTCCCCGCTGTCAGATGCAGGGCATGAGGAAGCCCCGGAAACAGAGGCCGACAAAAATGTCGGTGAGCGACATCCAGTGTCGGCGGGCGACAAAAATGTCGCACCCACCCCGACAAAAATGTCGCCTACCCCCCGACAAAAATGTCGCCTAGAACAATACAAGAATAACAATACAAGAGAGAACAATACGCGTGCGGGCGCGCGCGCGAGTGTTTCCGATATTTTCCGGGATGCCTTCCCGGGAAATGAACGGCTGACGGAGGCCCTGCTCGCATTTGAGGAGTCCCGGGCCGCGGGCAAGCATCCGCTGACCGTCAACGCCGCGTCGCTGGCCTGCAACAAGCTCAACCAGCTGGCCGACGAGGCGGGCGTGCGTGACCGCTACGGCTACATGGCCGCAGTGCTCGAGCAGAGCATCCTGCGCGGATGGGAGGGGCTGTTCGCCCTGAAGGACGATTTTGTGGATGCCGTCCCCACCCAGCGCCCCGCCAGCACGGAGGATCGCCCGCGGGAGATCGGGCCGGACACCGACATACTTGATTTTTTGTGAGGCTTCTGAATGGAACGTGCAACTATAAGCCGGCAGCAGCAGACGCAGCGGGCGTTCCTGGGCGCGGCGCTCATGGACCCGGCCCGCGCACGGGAGTACATCATCAAGCTGGTGCCCGGGATGTTCGACGAGGGCGTGAGCCGCGCGGTGTTCAGCGCGGTGCAGCAGCTCACCATGGCCGGGGAGCCGGTGGACGTCATCACGGTCATCAACCGGGCATCGGCGGGCCGCCCGGCGGATGAGATCAGGCCCGGTGTTGTGGCAATGGCCGAGACCTGCCCCAGCGTCTCCAACATCGGCAGCTATGCGGCGCAAATACTGGAGGACTACCGCTACTCGCTTTTGCAGAGCGACCTGATGAAGTGCATGGCCAAGGATGCCATGGACAGCGACGGCGTCTGCCGCCAGCTGCGCCGCACGCTGGCGGTGCAGGATGCCATCCGCAGCACCCAGACCGACAGCACGGCCCGGGACTTTGACGCGGTGCTGGATTCCGCGCTGGCCCGGCTGGATGAGCCGGACGACAGCCTGAAACTGGGCTGGCCGGAGCTGGACCGGTACGGCGTCTTTGGTCGGCAGCGCGTCTGCGTTGTGGCTGGGCGGCCCGGGTGCGGCAAGACGGATTTCTCGCTGAATCTGGCGGCCCGGCTCTCGAAGCGGTACAAGGTCTACTACCTCACGCTGGAGGAGACGGCGGAGGCACTGATGGACAGGATCCTGTCCAAGGTTGCGCGCATCGACTCCGGCAAGCTCACCAACAAGAGCCTGGCCCCGCGTGAGCGGGAGATCATCAACAATGCCGCCGCCCGGCTGCGCCAGCATCACAACATGATGCTGGACGCCGACAGCAACCTGACGATTGACGGGTTGGAGGCCAAGCTCATGCAGTACAAGCCGGACATCGCGTTCATCGACCACATCGGCCTGCTAAGTCCCACCGACCCGCGCCAGACCGAGTACCAGCGCATTTCTGAAATTACCCGGCGGCTGAAGGTAGCCGCCATGAAAATGGGCATCGTCATTGTGGAGCTGTGCCAGATCAACCGCGCCGGCGTGAAGGGCAACGAGGGCCGCTTCTGCAATCTGGAGGACCTGCGCGGCTCCGGCACGATTGAGCAGGACGCCAACAGCGCGATCTTTGTGGAGAACAGGCGCACCGAGGACAGCAAGGAGCTGCGCGGCGAGGACGCCTATCAGGATACCGCCGTTATGTACGCCAAGAACCGCGAGGGGCCGACGGGCGTTGTGTCCATGCGATGGCAGCCCCAATACCATCAATGGCAGCCGACCCCTAAAGAGGATTTTGAAGAAATCGACCAGATGAACTGGCCGCAATAACACCCGCCGCCCCGGCGGGACAGGAGGATTACTATGATCAGCATTGCAATTATCAACTTGAAGGGCGGCGTCGGAAAATCCGTCACCGCCTGCAACCTGGCCGCCGAGCTGGCCGCCAAGAGCAAGAGCGTTCTGGTGGTGGACCTCGACAAGCAGGGCAACACCAGCAAGTTCTTTGGCGTGTTGGACTACGACAGCCCCAGCGTGGCCGAGGTGATGCTGGGCGAGGACGACATCATGGCGGCCATTGTGAAGGGCGTCGATGTTTGGGGCGTACATCTGCTGCCCTGCGACATGCGAATGCTAAAGGCCAACCGCACGATACTGATGGACAACGGCCCGCGGCAGTTCCATCTGAGGGACGCGCTGAAATGTGTGGCCGGGGACTACGACTACTGCATCATGGACTGCCCGCCGGACTTGGACATGGGCAGTATCAACGCCCTGTGCGCGGCTGACTGGGTCATCATCCCGGTGGATTGTGACAAGTGGGCCTGCGACGGGATGCAGGAGATAGTAGAGCAGATCGAGCAGGTGCAGGCCTACTACAACCCGCGCCTGAAGATCATGGGTGCGCTGATGACGAAGTACCGCCGCACCCGGTACGCGGAGGACATCATCGTTCAACTGTGCGCGTCGGGAATCAGCGTGCTGGAGACTGTCATACGCTACACCGTCAAGGTCAGCGAGGCCGCGCATGCAGGCATGCCGCTGTTGGAATACTGCCCGGACTGCACGGCAGCGGTGGATTACAGGGAGCTGACGGAAGAAGTTGAGCGGATCGTGTCCAATGTGGACACAAAGGAGGGCTAAGCGATGAGCAAGGGATTTTCTATCAACGACATTCTCGGCAACACAAAAGCTAACGCCCCGGCGGGTCAGAAAATGCAAGTCGTCATGCTGCCGGAAGCCGATATTGAACCGAACCCGGAAAACAGCATCTACGAGATCGGCGATGTCTCCATGCTGAAAGCCGACATTGCCGAGCGAGGATTGCGCAGCCCGCTGGAGGTCCTGCCCGCCCAGAACGGCAAATATATGCCGCTGGCCGGGCACCGCCGCTGGACGGCCTGCCGGGCACTGACTGCCGAGGGCGTGGCCGGGTTTGAGGTCCTGCCCTGTGTTATCCGCCAGAGTCAGGGCGAGGATGACGACTTGATCGCGCTGATAACCTCCAACGCCACGGCGCGCGAGCTGACGGACGGTGAGCGGCTGCGCCAGTACCGGGCACTCAAGCAGGCACTCGAACGCAAAAAGGCGGCGGGTGCGCTCGATGGCCGCATCCGTGATGAGATGAGCCGCATCACCGGCGATGGCACCGGCACACTGGGGAGGCTGAATGCCATCGCCAACAACTGCGTTCCGGAGGTTCTGGCGATGGTGGAGCGCGGCGAGATCACCATGACGCGGGCCTATGAGTGCAGCAAGCTGTACAAGGTGCAGCAGGTCGAATACGCCAAAAACAAGTACGCCAGTATGCCGCACATCACCGATATGGCCCGGCGGGCGGCCATCAAGTATCTGGTCGAGTGCGGCCTGGCCGGCCAGCTGAAGAAGCTCGATTATGTTCGCAAGAGCGAATGGAACTACGCTGACAACAGGCTGGATGCCCGAAAGCTGGAGCCGGTGACGCTGGATCTGACTGAGGGCGAGACGGATGCGCTGCTGCGCATTGAGTCTGCTGGTTATTACAACTTTCGCGTGAGGATGCTGGACCCGGCGGATACAAACGAGGTTATTGCCGAAAGCTCACTCACTACACGAGATTTGTTCGATGCAGCCAAGCGCCTGTACATCAACAAGGACGATCTGGCGGCGTACAAGGCCGAGGTGAAGGGCAAGCGTGATCAGGAGCGTGCCCGGCAGGAGGAGGCTGGAAAGTGGCAGGCGCTGGCCCGGCAGGAGCTGGAGGCGTTTGACAGCTGGCCGCTTGTGACGCGGCTGAAGGACCTGGGTCTGACGATCCGTGAGCGGAAGATGGCAGACGGCGGGCGGCTTATCATTGCCGTGGATGATCTGACGCGCTTTTCCGGCCATGTGGACGGCTTTCAATACCGCGAGTGCTTCGCGGTGCGCCTCGGGCCGAACGGCGAGCGCGCAGGCCGGGACGGAGACATCAATGCGCTGCAACGGTACAAGCGCTGGTACAGCACCGGCGCGGGTATTGAGGGCTACATTGCCGAGGACATCCAGCGGGCCGCGAGGGAGGCGAAAAAGAAACGAACAGCGGATTTTGAGGGATTCCCGGCATGAGCCAGCCGCGCCTTGACAGGTGCGAGGGGTGCGCCCACAATAAGGGGTTGTTTAACCTGGACTGTGAACTATACTGCTACGGCGTTGAAAAGACGGACGGCGCGGGTATGGTACTGAAATGTGAGGATTTTGAACCATCTCTGGGAGGTGATGCCCAATGACCTATGATGAGTGCATCGTGTGGCTGAATCGCTACCGCGATGCCCGGCGGGTGGAGCCGCGATTGAGGGAACGGCTCCGGGAAGAAAACCGCCGCGCCGAGTTTGCCCGCGCCTTTTGTTCGCCTGACATGGCCGGTATTGACGGCGCGCTGCTGAGCATCAACACCCGGCGCGAGAAGCTGGCCGCCCAGCTGACGGACGGCGAGACCGCCAGGGTGGAGATTGAGAGCGCCATTGCTCAGCTGGAGGATGCCCTGGAGCGTGAGGTCTTGCAGATGCGCTACATCGACGGGCGCACCAACCGCCAGATCGCGGCGCGCATGAGGATCACTGAGCGCTATGTGCGCAAGCTCCACCGGCGGGCAATTTTCAAAATTATAAAATTAGTTCCGCCCAGTTCCGCCCCGGTGTGTTAAGCTGAGGGTGTCGAGCAGGTAGGGGCTTGATGCTCGACGGTTTGCTCGTTTGCATAATCCTCCTAAGCGGATAGTCGCCCCACATCGGGGCGGCTATTTTTTATAACTGGGTTGCAAGGTTGCAGGGTTACGGGTACGCCCGGCGGTTCGATTCCGCCAGCCTGGCCATAGTTAATCTCCTATTTCATAGCTGGCAGCCGGGAAAGACCGGCAACATACCGCACAGCCGCCCGCCCAGTTCCCCGGCGGGATGAACCTTGACAGGTGCAAGACCTGTGTGCGGGTACGCAGTGCCGTTGATGTGGTTAAACTCAGCGGATGACGGACGGCAATAGACCGTCATGCCCGGCGGGCGGGAGAGCCTCACCTACACCGAGACAAAAGAAACTCCGTCTCGCGCCGCTGGGCAGCTATTGTATTCACTACGGCCCGGCGGGTCAGCGTGTCCACGTTGGACACAAAACGCCGGGCCAAGAAAATATACCGGGAGGGGTGTGCATGAAAATGACCCCCACGAAAAACAACCCCCGCTATGCCAACGGCAATCTGCGGCGCAAGAATAGGGCCAGACTCCGGGCCATGGGGTGCGAGTGCGGCATCTGCCATGGGCGGTTCGGGCCGATCCATTACGATGAGCCGAGCGATGCAGCGCATCCGCTGAGCTTTGTTGTGGATGAAATCAAGCCTGTTGCCAAATGGAAACAGTTTGGTTATCCGTCAGCGCGGGCCGCGGCGGAGGATTGGGACAATCTGCAAGCTGCGCATTACTTTTGCAATGCGCAAAAACGAGACAAAACAGCGAGTTTTTCGCTTGATTTCGGTGCAAAAATGACGAAAATTCCCAAGGTTACGGACGGCAGCTGGTAGGTGGGGAGGGTCCCCCTCCCCCGCCCACGGCGACCCTGCTGCTGTCCAGCGCCGATTTACACACGGGGTGTTTATGAAGCTGAAGAATGTGAAGGGCGGAAGGCTTGAGGAGCTGAAAAACCTGAAGCTGGTGCTGGCGGCGGCAATCGACGGGTACAGTGACCCCAAGGCGCTGCCGCAGCTGGCAAAGCAGTACCGGGAAACGGTACGGGAGATTGAGGAGATAGAGGGAGCGGCGAACAGTGAGGACGAGATCTGTGAAATCCTTGGCGAGCGCGCCGCTGATGGGAAGTCAGGAGCCGTCCGAAAGAGTCGTACCTGACTATACCGCCAGCGACGGGCTGGATGCAGCCAAGCTGGTGCGCATCGGCGGGACGGTGCTGGACCCCTGGCAGAGCGACATCCTGGACGACTGGCTGGGGCGCACGCCCTCCGGCAAGTGGGCCGCGCCCTCCGCAGGCGGCAGCGTGCCGCGCCAGAACGGAAAAAGCCTGCTGATCCAGGCGCGCAGCGAGGCGGGAATGCTTTTGTACAACGAGCAGGTCGTCTACACGGCGCACCTGCAAAAAACCGCCACCGAGACATTTGAGGAGATGCGCGACTTCTTTGAGGGGCCGAAGCTGCGCCGCCATGTGGCCGAGATCAAGACGGCCATCGGGCGCGAGCAGATCATCCTGAAGTCCGGCGCGCGCATCAAATTTCTGGCGCGAACCCGCAACGGCGGACGCGGCCAGCACGGCGACCTGCTGATCTTTGACGAGGCGCAGGAGCTGGACGAGACGCAGCAGGCATCGTTCCTGCCCGCAATCTCGGCAAGCCTGAACCCGCAGACGCTGTATCTGGGCACGCCGCCGGATGAGAACGCCGACGGCACGGTTTTCCGCCGCATCCGCACCGGCGCGCTGGACGGCAGCGCCAAGCGCACGGCATGGTTTGAATACTCCGTCAAGGAGATCGGAGACATCCATGATCCGGCGCGCTGGGCTGCCGCCAACCCGGCGCTGGGGCGGCGCATCCAGCAATCTACCATCGAGGGCGAGGCGGAGAACATGGCCCCGGATACGTTCGCCCGGGAGCGGCTGGGCTGGTGGAGTCCCGTGGTAACGGAAAAGCTGGACTACGCGCTGGACAAGAATGCCTGGGACCGCTGCGCCAGTGATGACGAGAAGCCGGAGGGAAAGACGGCCTACGGCGTGAAGTTTGCGGCGGACGGCTCGGCGGTGTGCCTGTGCGGCGCGGTCATCCCGAAGGACGGCCCGGCGCGGGTATCGCTGATCGAGATGCAGCCCACGGGGCGCGGCTTCGGCTGGCTGGCCGACTGGCTGAATGCCCGCTATGACCGCGCCAGCTGCGTTGTCATTGACGGGCGCAACGGCGTGGATGTGCTTGTGGACCGTATCAAGGGAAGCTGGCGGGCCAGGAACTCCGTGATCCGTCCGTCGGCCAAGGATGTGATCGCATCGGTCAGCGCCCTGACCGATGCCGTGAACGAGGGACAGCTGACATGGTACCGCCCGCAGCAGGCGCTGCGTGAGAGTGCCGTGACCAGCATCAAGCGGCCCATCGGCGGCGGGTACGGCTTTGGTGGCGACAACAGTCTGCCGGTGGAGGCATGCGCCCTGGCGTTATGGGGCGCAAAGACCAGCAGACGCGACCCGACCCGGAAGATGCGGATCGGCTAAGAGGAGAACGTGATGATCGCACTGAATTTCGGCACGGTGGCCGGACTGACGGGGCCGGAGCAAAAAGCCCTGGACGAGCTTGTCCGGGTCTACAGCCTGCATCAGGCCGGCAACGCCGAGAAGGAAAAATACTACGAGGGCCACGTTGCGCTGAAGGACGTGAACCTCGGAATCGCACTGCCGCAGGGCATCCGCAACCTTGAGGTCGGGTGCAGCTGGGGACAGAAGGCCGTGGACGTGCTGGCCGCCCGCAGCATGTTTGACGGCTTTGTGAGCAGCGGCGGCGACAATGCTGTGCTGAATCGGCTGATCGCGGACAACCGGCTGATCGCCGAGTACGGCAAGGCCTGCCGGGATGAGCTGAAGTACGGCTGTGCGTTCGCGACGCTGTCTGCGGATGCGGCCATCGGCTGCAAGATACGATTCCACTCCCCTGCTACGGCGGCAGCGCTGTGGAGCGGCGAGAAGGGGCGCATTGCCTGCGGGCTGGCGATCATTGACACCGTGCCGGATGAGCATCTGACCGGCGTGTGGCAGCCGCGCGTTGTGAATCTGTACATGGACAATGCCGTGACGGTGCTGCGCCGGAGGCCGGACGGCTGGAATGTCCAGCGACTGCCCCACCGCATGGGCCGCCCGCTGATGGAGCCGCTGATCTGGAATGCCACGAGCGGCAAGCCGTTTGGCCGCAGCCGCCTGAAGCGCTCCATCCGCACGCTGATAGACGATTACATCCGCACCGTGGCGAATGCCACGATTGCGCTTGAGTTTGACACGACACCGCAGAAGTATATTCTGGGCGTCACGGATGAACAGTACGATGTGCTGATCTCCGACAAGTTCAAATCCTACGTGGGCAGTCTGCTGGCGGCGACGAGCAACCCCGAGACCGGCGAGAACCCGGTATTCGGCCAGCTGGCGCAGGGCAGTCTGAGCCCCCACACCGAGAAGATGCGGATGACGGCGACCCAGTTTGCCGCGGCCACCGGCCTGACGGTGACGGACGTGGGCGTTGTGAACGATGCGAACCCGACCAGCAGTGATGCCATTCTGGCCCAGAGCCAGACGCTGGTGCTGCTGGCCCAGCAGCTGAACACCGGCAACGGCGACGCGCTGCGCACGATTGCCCAGATGGCGCAGGCCATCCTGCGCAATGTGCCGCCCGGTGCGCTGACCGAGGAGGAGCGGAACGTGATGCCGCACTTTAAGAATCCGGCTATGCCCAGCGTAGCCGTGACGGCGGACGCCGCCATTAAAATCGCAACGGCCCGGGAGGAGTTCGCCAGTACGGACACGTTTTTGGAGATGATCGGCTTTGACCAGGCGGACATCCGCCGCATCCGTGCGCAGGAACAGCGGGTGCGGGGACAGCAGGTGCTGATGGAGATGGAAGATGAGGATAACGACGCAGGCGTGGGAGACGTACATCCGCAGGCTGGCGCAGCTGAATGAGAAGGCCGCGCAGCTTATGGCGGAGTACCTCGCCGCCCACG